TTAGCCCTGCAACACGAGGGCCTGTGTAGGCTCCCATACCTGAAGCCGAGTTATATGCGTCTTGAGCTTGCTGGAAGCCGCTCTGTAGGAAAGGCTGTTGAGCCGCCCAAGGTTCATTAGTGGTGGTGGTTGTACCACCTTCAGTACCACCTGCGCCCATGATTCCCCCAATTACGGGGGCAGCGACAGATCCAATCAATGCAGCAGAAGCTGCTGATAGTCCAAATGCCATTATTAATTCTCCAAAACAGTTTGTTTGGTTACGCCAATTGCTTGCAATCGGGTTTGTAGTCGGGAACTGTTCTCAACCAATTCATCTTCAATTGCGTCAATGTCAGTAAGTTCAGTCTTGCAAATTGTCGTCCAGCAGGTGTCAGAATGGGCATAGCCAGCCCGTTTAGCACCCGCTTGTGTAGGGAGAACATGGTAGCCTGTCAGCCGCTTCATACCATCGTCTGTGGAGACGGTAATGTCTCCCATCAGTACGTTGATATGATCTTTCTTATGCTTAGCTCCTGTCAGGACGGTTCCAGCAGGAATGTAGATAGTCCTAGCGTAGAGACCTCCTGAGAGAGCATGGGTTGTCCTAAGGTCAACCTGTGGAATCTGAAGGATAAGATCCTCCAGTATCTCCACTTTTTCGTTATGCCCATACTCAGAAGATACCGCCTTGGTAGCCTCTGGTATGATGTCTGTCATAGTGATCCAGCGGTAAGGCGAGCATCAGCTTCTTTCAAAGCCTGATACATGGTCTCCAAGACGCGCTCTAGTTTCCTAAGCTCATCCTGAAGATACCTGATTTGACTCTCTGCCAGAGCAGGAGGCTGTGAGCGAATATACTTTTCTAGATCCATTATCTACCTCCTGTTTTGGCAATCTCGATGTCATAAGCTGACCATCTGAAGAACTCAGTGTCAGGGAAGGTTACTCGCATAGCAAGGTATCTCCCTGATGCTCTAGTATCTACTTTGTAGTCATTCCTATGATCAAACACCACAGGTGTCTGCCAGTTCACAGGTTGGTTAGGGTTATCCGAACCACCTAACTGGAATGTCATGAAGCTAGACGTACCCGCAATGTCAACCTGAGGCATGATAGCCTTGATGACCTTATAGGATCTAAGAGGAAGCTGAGCTTCTTTATCTAGATCAATGCCAATACGTTCAACGAAAGATTGCTTGATAGTCTCAGGTTCCACAGGCAAAGGCACAAGGCCAATGGAAGGGAGATCCACTGCATAGACACGAGAATCAGTCAGGTTATTCGCCTGATCAGATATCCCTAGCATCACACAGACCCTAGGGGTGGTGTTCTCAAAGCCAGAATAAATGTTATTGAAATCATTGTAGGTCGCAATGAAGCTCTCATAATAGCTAGTAGAGAGATCCAAGTTGGTCTCTGCTGCTCCAGCTACATTAGGGAGATCCATGAATGACCAAGTGTTATTCCGATAGTTGTAGACAGCAGCTCTATTACAGAAGGATGTCCCTTGGAAACCAATGTCACTGTCAGTTGCGATATAAGCAAAGTAGATCAGGTTCAGAATGGAATCATGCTGTACAAAACACTTGTTCAGATTGTTACGATCAATAGACTGATAGATCTTCCTACGGACTCTCTCGTCAGCTACAGATTGCTTCTGCACACCATCGTGCATGTAGAGGTCATCTACACCAAAGACAAAGTGTTTACCCTCAACCTCTGTTACACAATTCACATTGACGATACCACCTGTAGGGAAGATACGCTTGAAGTTAAACACAAAGCTAGAGCCTGTGTACTCCATAGCCCATACCTGATCAGAGGAATAGATAATGAATGTATTGTGGAGAGGGAGACCATCAATGATAGGGGTTCTCATGTCCCCTAGGATATTCTCACCTGCTACTGTGGTGGTGCTAGAAGCATCCCACACGACCCCTGTAGTGCTTGAGACACTAGGGGAGTACTGGAGGGGGTTAGTCCACTTGACCATCGTAGGATAGTCCACACCAGCCTTGTTCACATTGAGAGCAATGAGGAAGTCAAGGTAGCCACGGATAACCGAGCAAGTGTCTGTAGCACCCCAATCATTTGCCATCGCAACATACCTAGGGTCTGTCTTCAGATTCCTGATGTAGGGGCGCATAGCCTTACGGGAGAGGACTGAGAGACCAGCAGCCTGAGCATGTGCCCAAGGCTCCGTATTGGTCACTGGAGTCCCTGAGGTAGGGGTGACAATGGACATCTGCCCATTAGGGTACTCTCGTACCGAGCCATCCGTATCACATACAAGCACAACCTCTTGGGTCGTATTGTAAGAAGCTACAAACCGAGAGATACCGGCAGAGGCTAGGGTATTCTCATAAGTACCTATGGCTCCTGCAAAGGTATCTGAATCAGCAGAGTATGCTAGTTCAGACTTGAATGCAGAGAACAACTTCTTGAACACAGGTGCTCGTTGAACCTTACCCTCATCAAAGATGACGTTACATCCATCACTATACGCATTGATAGGAAGATCGTAGGGATTGGCATCAGAGATGATCCCAAGCTTCCCTAGGTCTCTAACTGGTAGTGTAGCCATATTAACTCTTTCTAAGTGCCACTCAAACTTTCATAATGAAGGCAAGAGTATAATAAGGTGGGGTGACAGTATGGGTATGATCAGAAGCAGCAGTCACATTATGTGCATGAGTACCATCTGAACCAATAGTATGGGTATGCCCATTACCACTACCTGAAGCACCTGAGTTTGATGATGTAATACTTTCAATACCAGAGGTTCCCGTATAGCCCGTACCCAACTCAAAGGCAGACCCTGAGGGAGCCGAGTAGGTATGGGTATGCGAGGGAAGCTGAGCAAGGGTCAGGGCTGTAGAGCCTGTAGCTCCACCATGACTATGAGCACCTTGGGTGTCCATAGCATGTGTATGACCACCACCAGCCCCTGAGGTACTGGAGCCACCTGAGGTTCCTACGGTAGCCGTACCCCACCCTAGGATGAATCGGTTACGAAGATCAGGACGACCACTCGTACCATCACACAAAGCCCATCCAGCAGGGATAGCATCCACAGCACCAGACCACATGGCAATCATACCAGTAGGTACAAGGTTGCCCTCAGTGACAGCACTCAGAGCAGCAGCAGTGGAGGTAACAGGCTGATTGATATTGGGGAAAGTCTGTACCAATACATTCTTGATAAGACGCATGTGATCATCAGCCTGAGCTACAGAGTCCGTAGACCTAGGGTTGCTAGGGTCAAGCTGATTTACATAAGAAGCATTTTCGAGTGCCATAGATTAGGTCTTCATGATGTAGCAGAGAGCATAATAAGGAGGGAGGATACCAACCGCAGTACCTGAGCCTACTGAGGCATTCGTGGTAGCTATAGTACCACTAGGTGTACCTGCGGATGCAGCATTGATCGTGATGCCAGTGGTGGAAGACCCTGAGACTGAGCCAGCAGTCCAGTTGGAAGTGTAATTGAAGGGGCCACCATCACGTTGATCAGGGCCACTTGTATTCGTTACGTGGGTATGACCAGCATCTGTAATAGCATGACTATGAGCAGCCAAGGCACTACCAGTAAAGGTAGAAGTAGCAGTATGGGTGTGGCTAGGGAGATTAGCTTCAGCCAAAGTTACTGTGGATGCACCACCAGTAGCCCCTACAGCCAACACACCACCAGCACCAGTTACAAACTTACTACGGAGATCAGGGGTAGAGTTATTACCATCACACAATACCCAACCACTAGGAATAGCAGCAGCAGCCCCACTCCACAAGATCACTCCACCTACAGGGAATGGAGAGTTAAGCTGAGCCTGAGTAGCCGTAATAGCCCCTGAGATATTCGGGAAGGTAGACTTGAGGACAGACTTAAGGAGCCTCAGGTGGTCATCAGCCTGAGCTACAGGGTCACTGCCTACAGGGTTAGTGGCTACTAGGCCATCAATGTATGTCGCGGATTCTAAAGCCATAGGGGTCTTTCTAAGAGGTCTAGGCCACCCCTAGGGGGGGTC